TTTTTTGCATAGAATAATAATGGGTCGCCTAAATAAGTTTCTTGTTTTATATCTACCGACCAACCCCATTGTGCGGTTGTTGGTGTACCGTTATTATCTCTTAGTCTTTCAAACTTGTGGTGTTCAAAAGGTATTTGTAATTCAAACGTACTTCCTTCGGTATTGTAAAAGTCTTCATAATTTTCTTCCGCCCATGTTACGTTGAATAGTTCTTTGTGACTTTCACTAAAAAAGCTTTCCGTTCCTTTATAACCAAACTTGATTCTTTTGTAAGGCATTAAGGCATCAACCGAAGAAGATGTGGTGTCTAAAAATTCGGTAATATCGTAAGTGTTTTTACTTTGTTCGTAAAATTCATTTAATGGCTTAACTTGTACAACCCCGTTTGTATCTTGAAAAGCCGTCAAATTGAACATCTTGAAAATCCCCGTAATAAAGTCCATTATCTTAATGTCGGGTAATTGTAATGCAGCATTAACATCGGCTATCGTTTCAACCGTTGCCGTACCTTGTAATTGTATTTTTTGATTACTACCACCTAAGAACTTTAAAACATATTCGTTTAAGTAAATATCTAATTCAAAACTTGCGGCGGATTCACTTTCAAAGAATATTCTATAAGTACCAGCGGGAAATCTATGGTTATTATCAATCCCTCCTAGTGTTAAGTTTCCGTTTACCCCTTCGTGCTTTTCCCTTTCTTCGCCATTCCTTTCTACGATTACCGTGTAGTTTTGAGCCGTAGTTTTAATGTCTATTCTATACTGTAATCTTACATGACCGGGATTGTCGGGTTGTCTAAATATAAAATGGTCGCCTTTAATAAAAGGTCGCCATAAGTTTTTATCGGGGGCATACCCCGTCATACAACAAAAAGTAGTCTTTGCCCTTATTGCACTTTCTTCTAATATACCGCCTTCCTTTCTATGTAACCATAAATAAAGATTGTAAAACGTTGGGTTTGTTTTATTAAAAAAGTCGCCACTAAATTCTAGGTTATACTTATCTTCTATTGCCTTAATTAAAGCGTAAACCCTAATTGCGGGTTTTAATTGTTCGTATTTAACCCCTTGAACAGTTGAACCGTCATAAGCAAGGTTACCACTTTGTGATACGGGTAATGTACTATTATAATAAAGCCTTTGTGTGTGCGTAATTAAAGGCATAACAATGGCATCTTCGTATGTAACACCATCAACCGTTGCGTCTAATCCGTCTTGCATATAGGTAACAACATTGTCGGCATTATATTGGAACCCTATTCCATAAATGTTATCCAACGCACCTAGCTTACTTTCGCCAAGTAAGTCTTTCATATTTACCGTGTCGCCTATAAAGGTTAATCTATATGTGTGTGCTTTCCCTTGTTTAACACTTACACCTTCAAGTCTTATCTTACCTTTCTTAAATACTTGATGGTTTAAAAACAACTCTGCGGTCTTTTTAGTTCCCGAGACATAACCCTCAATATCGTAATTGTAAAAGTGTTTAAATAGGATGTTATTTGTTTTACTTCCGGGTACGCTAAAGGTTTTAGTGAAATCGGTGAATATCTTACTAATGTCTTTTACATTTTGAAGTGTTTGGGTAAGGCTTACGCTTTCATCCTTAAACAATTCTACTTCCGTACCCTCTATGTAAAGTTGTAGGTTTAGCATTATTTAATATTGTTAATCTTGCTAAATGCAAATTCAAACTGTAACGTATGATTTATTAATTTATCGTTTAATGAAGTTTTGTAAGTCATGTCTTTAGTTCTAACAAGCACGGGTAGTGTTTTACCTTCCCATCTAATCCAAACGTTTTCGGAAAGTAAAAGTTCTTCAATAGCTTGATTAAAATCCTCATTTACAAACCCCGTATTCATTTGTAAAGATTTAGTTGCACTTACATTGTATCTTTCTTGTTGCCCTTTATATGTTGCGTAAGTAAGTGAAGATGTGTTTATAATATTAGCTTTATAAACTTCGTCGCTTACTTTCATATTCTCAACACTCTTTTTAAACATGAAAACATCTTGGTAAGAACCGTGCTTATTTACGAAAGTAACCTTATAGGGTGTAAATTTGGGTTCGCATACGTTTTCAACATTTACCGTTGCAAGTAAAGTAGCGTCGTCCGTATCGTAAACTAGTATTGTATTACTATTAGCGGGGATTGTAAGATATTGTATTTTTTGATTTGAATTACCATTATCGGTAACTTGTGTTGTTGAACTATCTATTATAACCTTACCAACACCCGCTGCAAGAATAGGCAATTTACCCGCCGTGTTTTCGGGTAAGTATATACGTGTATTACTCATTAATAGGTTATCGGATAATTGCGGGTTTATACCATCTTCAAAATACCCATAACCATCTAAAGCTAAATAGTGATTTGTAACGGGACTACCCGTTGCAAACTCCGTTCCATCCGAATCGTATAACCTAGTAATTGCGGATACCCATTTAGTCTTACTTAAATAGTCATTGTTAAAAGTTTGGTCAATATAATCCCTCACAAGTTCGCTTATCTCAAATAGGATATTGTCTTGCGATGAAATTCTTGACTTTGATAATGTATATTTAAGGTCGCTATCTACGTAACCCCCCGACGTTCCATCGTAAATATATAATTGTAATTCGGCTCTATCTAATACGGGCATAATTAAGTGCTATTAAATTGTAAAAAAAATGGACTTCTTGTGTATATTCTCATAATTAACTAAGTGTATCTGTTGTGCAATATTCTAACATATCGAAATATGTAGCATCACCAATAACCGTTGGATAACCTGCGGTTTCCGTATCAAAAGGGGCAACACATATATCAACGGTTTCCAAAGGTTGCATGGTGTGATTAATTTGAACACTACCATTAAACGCTACGTATTGTAATAAAGCCGTTTGGGTGGTGCTATTGTTTGTTACTCTAAATTTCTTTTGTGATGCTGCTACCGTTGTCGCTGGCTGTGTAAATTGAACGGGGCAAGCTATTTGATTACTTGAATCGGTTGGTGGTCTAAAGTTACTTGAATCGTATGTTACATAAACCAACACGTTCCTTGTAGTTGCGGTGCTTACCGTACCAAAGCTTGTTGGTTCTACGCTATGTAACGTTCCAACACTTACGGATGGGTTTGTTATAGTCCCGTTTGCTGCAATCGACAATCCCGTAATAGAAGTATCGTGGCAAGTAAATCTAGGTAATACCGTAGGGGCAGACGATTCCTCATGTTCTATAAAAAAAGGGCTTCTTGCTCGTATCACGTTGTATAATCTAAAAAGTTATCAATATCTAATGCAAACTTTTCTATAAGTTCATCGGGCATTTTCAAGTAATTATCTTCAAACGGTTTGGTAAAAAAGAAACTTGCCCTTAATCCTTTCCTATAAATACTTCTTGCAATAACATAAGTAAGGCTATTTATATTTCCTTTTAATCCTTTTTCTTTTATCCACTTTTGTATCGACCCTTTAGCTTGTGTATTAAGTGGCATCTTTTTATATTGGAATCTACTATTCCTACTTTTATCGTAAGTGCTTTCCGCACCCTTAACACCTTCGTCTTGATAAATACCGTAATCTGCCATATAAAATTCTAAACTAAAACTATTTGGACTTACGTTTAAATCATATCCCAAGCTTCCCTCTAAGTCCCCACTAGACGAACCCGTAATAAACTTGTTTTTTCGGTGTCTACGTAAGTTACCCTTTGATTGCTTAATAACGGATTTAGCAAATATTTCTAAAGCTTGTTTTGTTTGTTCAAATGTCATTAGTCGCAAATTGTCATATCGTTTTGTATTACTACATCGAAGGACGCAGTCCAACCCGCTAGCTTGTTTTCGAACCTATCCACAAACGGTTCACAACTTACATCGCTTTGCACTTGATACATTTCCGTATATAAGTCCCCCCTTTGTAAATCGTTTATTACCCTTGTAAGTAAAGCTAGTTGTGTGTTTAATACGTCTTGTTCGTTGTCGTTTCCTACAAACACATCGGTAACCTTATCGTTAGATATATCAACTATGTCCATTGCAAGAATAGATATATTAAAGGTTGTTGTTTTAGTTCCTACGATAGCGTTGTTTACTATCACATGGGCAAGCGGGAATATGCTTTGTTTATCTAAATCAACATCGTCTATTGAACCGAAAGAAACCGTATTAACAAAAGGTTCTTCTTGTAGTTTTGTTTTTAATTTATCCGTTACGTTGTAAAACCCTTTCATTTCCTTTTAATTAGTTTTTTTTCTAGTTCTAACTTTTCTTTTTCAAATGATAAAAACATCAAAGACTTATGTACGTTTAAGTTGGTAACCTCATCGAACTTGGTAATATCTCCTTTAGCGATTCCGTAAATTGACTGATACCAACCCCACTTTGTTCCAAAATTAGCCGTTGCTCCGTAGTCAGGCTCTCCCCCATCTCTTTGCTCAAATAACTCAGGGTAGTTTGTAGTAATTCGTTGCTTAAATTCCAAAAAAAAACAAGACCCCCCATAACAACATCTAAAGGCATATCTTTGAACGTATCGGCTTTGTCTTGGTTTGTGTAATCTTCTATTTGATACCTATGGTTCTTTTGTATTGTAATCGGTCTATAAAGAACACTCATTGCCTTATGCATTGTTTCCCAATCGGACAAAGTATTATCAAGGTCTATATATTCGCCTAAACTAATATCGTCAAGCTTTGGTATAAAACCGTATTCTACGCCCTTTAATTTAAAGACGGGTATAAGGGGTGTCTTTTGATTAAACATCCCGTTAAGGTCGTTTATAATGGCTTGTACGTCCGTAAATTTGATTCTTGCAATATCTTTTAAGTCAAGGTTGCAAAATATCTCTACCATCTTATGCAAAAGGAAATTACTGTTGCTGTTTTCTTCCGTATTTAACTTTGCAAACTTTTGATATTGTTCTAATGTAATATCCGATAAGCTTTCGGGTACGTAAATGTTTACTTTCATATTAATACAATAAAATTTATTAGATTATGTATAACAAAAAAGGGTAACATCTCTGCTACCCCTTAACCAAACAATCAAACGAAAAATTATTTCTTTAATGCAATATACAAATAATCGTATAGTTCTTCTACTTTTTTCGAGTATTTTAGTTGACCCGCTTTGCTTTGTTTATATACTTCTTCGCCTAATTGTTTATTTCCGTCAATGTCTATTTCTATTTTAATATCGGATTTACGTTTACGTTGCATGACATAAGGATTAACAAATATGTTATTATCCCAACACCATTGTCTTTTAGTATGCGGTTCTACAAATTCTTTATTTAATACCATATCCAAAATAATACTTTAACAAATACAAAGATACCTATGTAGATACTCATTAAAAATAAACTAAAGTCTTTTGCAACTTTAAGTATTGTTTTACGATTGTCCTTTGCGGTTATATCTTTCCAAATAATTATAAAGTCTTTTTTCATGTTTTTTGTTTTTAAATAGGTGTGTAACTATCGTTTGTTTTTTCTTTTTCATAAATAATATATCCATTCTTTTTTAATAAAGATATAGCTTTATTTATTTCAACTTGTTCTTTTCTAAAATGAGTAAATATTTCATTCTCAAAAGGGTGGTGTTTGTCTTTCATGTTTTGTGTATTTAAAAAGGGGCATCGCTGCCCCCTGTTTGTTTATGCTCCTGTGTATGTGTAATTATAATTTTCTTTCATATCTTGACCTGTCCATTTGTTGAGCTTGTTGCTTTCTTTGCTGACCTTAAATTCCTGTACACCTATTTGCGTTCTATCGGGGTGTACTTGTCCATTGTAATGCTTTTTGCCTATCTGCTTAAAAACATTAAACTTTTCTGTTTGTCTTACCAACTCAAAGAAGTTGTAAATTGTTTTGTCATACCCTATGTTTTTGTAGTAAATCATAATTCTTATTGTTTTATGATGTAAATATATAACCTTTTTTTTAATAAACAAATAATAAACAATTTATTTTAATAAATATGATATTCGCCCCTATGTTGATTATCTAGTGTATCGGTTAATACATATCGACAAGCATCTATGCAATCGGGATGTTCGCCCGTTGGTTTTGGTAATGTGTTACCATCCTTATCCTTTGCCCACACATATCCTTGTAATTCCCTTTTTAGGTTTCGGCTTTTACTTGTAATGTATATTTCGTTTTGATTTATTAGGTTGATTCCAAAGTTTACGCTATCACGACCTTTTGTGCATGGGTATATATTATGCCCATCACGTCTTAACGTTTCAATAGACTTTGGTTCGGCTTGGTCTGCTATTATGTTTTCTTTTATGTTATTGTGTCTTAGAAATAAACTTACGTCCCTTAATACGGTATTAGATTTATAAAACACTTCATCAAATATATAAGCATCGTTGTATTTGTATAATCCTATTATAGTTGTTGGGTCGGTATATCCAAAGTCCATACCATAAGATAATAGTCTTGCATCTTGTGGTATTGTATCTATTTCTTTCCAATCGGGTATACACACCCCCTCTAAACTTCCAATTTCCCCATCAAGGTAAACACGGCACCAATTCTTCCAATAGGTAGATGTCTTTCCTTTGTCCCTTGCTTTTAGTAATTCCTTTACTATGCTTTGTGGTAAGCTATCGTTGTCTTTATAAGTAAGTGTAACAAAATCCGTGTCGGGTTGTCCTATTAGTTCTTTATCTACCCAAAACAAATTAGTCGGATTATAGTCTAACCATATATTTCCCGATGTTCTTATTGCTAATTGTTGGTAAGAATCAAAGGGTATATTATTACACTCATTAATAAATATATCGGTTCGTCTAGCACCTCTTAGTTTATCGGGTTGGTCTGTACTAAAGAACTCAATATAACTTCCATTTGTAAAGGTGTATTTTAAGGTACTTTTGTTGAATTGACTATCCTTATACCTATGCAAACCCTTTAAGATGCCTAAGAAGTC